AGAAAACTGCATATTTCTATGTGTTAGCATTATCTGAAGGTGAACCTAGACCGGCAGTAATTGCTATGCGATCTTCAAACCTTACACCAGCAAGAGAGTTAAACAATCTAATCAAGAATCTTAGATTCTCTGATGCAGAAGGTTCTTTCAACCCGGCAGCATTCTCAGCAGTTTATAATTTAAAAACTGTTGGTAAGACAGCAGGGAGTAAAAGCTGGCATGTCTACAAACCATCAAGAGTAAGAAATCTTGATGTCAGTAATAAAAAAGATGCTGAACTATATGAAGTTGCACAACAACTTCAAAAGACAGTATCAAAAGGTGCAGCACAACCAAAATACGATGCGCCTAAAACTACTGGAGACATTGTATAACCGAGTACTTTGATGAGTACACTGGCCACGGAGGGCGCCTATGGGAGACTGGAGGCGCCTTCTTAAATTATGAAAGATTTTGAAAAATATTTTAGCGGATTAAAAAGAGATTTTGGTTTCTGTAATGTAAAGAACGGATACCACGATCCTAAAACTAATAAACTTAAATTTGACCCAGGGGATTATGGTTGGGCAAAGCGACCTATTACAGATAAAGATTATCAAGATCATTTAAAAGGACAAAAATCAATAGGGCTACAAGCGTGTGATGATGAAAGTATGGCTAGCTTTGGTGCAATTGATGTTGACCCTGATGACTATGAAAAATTTGATTTACAAAAGTATTTAAAAATTATTGATACAAAACAATTACCTGTCATACCTATTGAATCTAAAAGTGGTGGACTACATATTTATGTATTTACAAAAGAAAAAGTACCTGCATCTTTGATTAGAGAATTTTTATCTAATCTTTTATTTTTATTTGGACTACCAGCAAAGACAGAAATTTTTCCTAAACAAACTTCATTGGGTAAAAATCAAAATGGAGAAAGAACTACTGGTAGTTTTATTAACCTTCCATATTTTAATGGTAATGAACGAAGAGCATATAGACCTGATGGTAGTAAAATGGATTTAGATTATTTTTTAAAAGTGATTGAGGCTAACCTGCAGACAAAAGAAAGTTTACAAGAAGTTAGTAATAAAAAAATAAAAGAAGTATTAACTGGTGGACCTGAAGAGTTTGCAGATGGTCCTCCATGTTTACAGATGATCTGCAAAGAGATACAGGAATCAGGGACCAAATTAAAAGATGAAAGAGATAGATTTTTATATAACTACATGGTGTTTGCTAAAAAAAAATTTAGTGAGAACTGGGAAAAGAAAGTATTAGAAGCAGCTAGAAATTATATTCTCTACGATGAGATATGGGGTGATGGTAAAGTAGAAGAAAAAATTAAGTATTGGAAAAAAGATACAGCAGGTTTTAAATGTAATGATTTACCTATTTCATCTTATTGTGCGAGGGGCACATGTCTTAAGAGAAAGTTTGGTATTGGTGGTCATTTTGATTCGCAGTGGCCATCAGTATCAGGTTTAATTAGAATCATGTATAAACCAGATCATGAATATTTTTTTAATGTTGAAGTGGCTGCAGATAAGATAGTGCAGGTGCATGCAAAAAGTATAAAACAATTTAATGAGATGAAACAAATGCGTAGTTTGATTGCAGATCACACTACGACGTATCCACCTAGTATTAAAGAAAAAGAATATCAAAATGTATTAAATGGACTATGGGCAACCATGGAAACAATTCAACCACCTGCAGGTACAAATCCAATAGACATGTTGAAAAAAGAATTATTTGATTATGTTAACGGACCAAACGCTGGAACATATGCATCGTTTAAAAGTGGTGCTGTATTATTAGAGGATCAAAACTTTTATTTTATATATGATAAATTTTATGACGAATTAAAACGTGGAGACTGGACTCAAGAAAGAGCAAGAACAGCAACTATGATTAAACAATATTTTAAGGGTGAGTTTGATTGTCAAAAAAGATTTCCAAAGGGTGATAACGAAGAATCATTTCCACCATTAAGAGTTTTAAAACTTCCAAAGGAAGGTTTAGAAAAAGAAGACATCCCTGATGAACTAATAGAAATAGAAGATAAGGAGAATATAGTATGACGCCAAAAGTCCCAAGTGTATTTGTATCTTTACCTGCGTACGATACAATGCAAGTACCAACATGTTTATCACTCGTAAAATTATTTAATAAGTTTACGTTAGCAAAAATAAAAGCAGAAATAGGCACATTTAAATGTCCTTATGTAAGCTATGGAAGAAATGTATTAACTGCATTATTTTTAGAATCAGGTTTTGACTATCAATTGTTTGTAGATGCTGATTTAGAATTTGAACCTGATGTAGTGGGTCGGATGATATTAGCCAAAAAAGATGTTATCTGTGTGCCGTATAGAAAGAAAACACAAGACAACGTTGTTAAATTTTCTATAGAGTTTGATAATCCTTTGGATATTAAAATAGATGAAAAAGGTATTGTAGAATTAAAAGTTGGACCTGCAGGGTTAACATTAATTCATAGAAAGGTTTATGAAAAACTAATGAAAGACAATCCACATTTAAAAATAAAACAAAAAGAAATTATATCTGAGAAAGCCAATACGTATTTTTATAATTTTTGGGATACAACTTTTAGTGAAGATGGTACGTGGTGGGGAGAGGATACTAATTTTTGTAATCTGATTAAAAAATCAGGGTTTAAATTTCATGGTATCGTTGATGGTCAAACCACGCACCATGGATCATATGGCTGGAGTGGATCATTAAAAGATGGATTTAAAAAAGCCGATGCACAAGATCAATAAAATTTATGGACCACCTGGTACAGGTAAAACATTTAGATTAATTAGGCGTGTAAAAGCATACGAACGTAAAGGTGTGCCATTACATAAGATAGGATACTTTGCATTTACTAGAAAAGCTGCAGAGGAGGCACGCAAAAGAATTAATGTATCTGAAAAAGAAGTGCCGTACTTTCAAACGTTACATGCTTTTTGTTATCACTTACTAGGATTAAATGAAGAAGATATCATACAACCATATCATTACGAAGACTTAGGTAAAAAATTAAACATACGTGTTTCATTTACTGACAAATACAACGAAGAAGAAACACACTTTTTAACTTGTAACAATCCATATTTTCAAATGATACAAAAAGCAATCAATAAAGATATTACTATCAGAAAAGAATTTGATCTTAATGAACATGATAAAAAACAAGTTAAGGATTTTGATACGTTAGATCATATTTATAAAAATTTACAAATTTATAAAAAGAAAAATAGTTTACATGATTTTAATGACATAATTAAATCTGTAATTAATTCTGATAAGATACCGAAGTTTAAGGCTATATTCATAGATGAGGCACAAGATTTATCACCACTGCAGTGGCAACTATACGATAAATTAAAAGAACATTGTGATCAAATTTATTTAGCTGGTGATGATGACCAGGCTATTTATGCCTGGGCTGGCGCTGATGTAAAAAGATTTGTACAAGAACCTGCAAAAGAAAGAATATTAAGACAGTCAAGACGTATATCAATGTCTGTGCAAGCAGAAGCAAGATATCCTATAACAAGAATACAAGGTATTAGAAAAAGAAAACATTATTTACCAAGAGATTATGATGGTGAATCTCATTACATAGCTGATCTTAATCAGGTTAATTTAACAAAAGGTAAATGGCTTATACTTACAAGAACTAAAAGCAATTTATTAGATATTATGAAAGACTTAAGACGTAAAAATTTTTATTATCAAAGTAACAAAGGTAAAAGTTTTAAGGTTGGTATGTATGAAGCGGCTGCTGCTTACACTAAATGGACTATGGATGAAATATTAAATGAAAAAGAAATAAATGCAGTGAAAGAATTTATACCTACGGGTAATTGGGATGCTAAAATTCCTTGGTATGATAAATTTATAGCTGATCAAAAAGAAGTTTTATATTTAAGAAACTTAATTGCATCGAAAGAAAATTTAAAAGAGAAAGCAAGAATATGGTTGTCAACTATACATGCAATAAAAGGTGGTGAAGAAGATAATGTAATTTTATCTTTACATCAAGGACGTACCGTACAACAAGGAATTAAGTTAAGTGTTGACAAACAAGATGAGGAGCATAGAGTGTGGTACGTAGGTATAACGAGAGCACGAAATAACATATATAAATTAAGAGCTAAAAAGAAATTAAAGGAGTATCAACTATGACAGATAAAAATATATTGGATGAGGCCTTTCCACAATATACTCAGGTTGGTGGAAATCACTATACTAAGTTTCCGATTCAACCATACGAGTTTATTTCTAAAAACAATCTTTCGTTCTTTCAAGGCAACGTTGTAAAATACGTTTGTCGCTATCAACGTAAAGGAGGAGCAGAAGATATTAAAAAAATAATGCATTACTGCCAATTAGAATTATTAAAAATGAAGGATATGGAAAAGAAAAAATGACAGTTGGTTTTGGATTAGGTATGTTTGGTTATAGCATGGTTTGTTTAATTATAGGCCTTACTATAGTTTACATTGTACTTAAAAATTTAAAATGATTTTACCGCAGACAGAATGGGTTCAACCCACAGAGTATCCAGATCTTAGATCTTATGACGAGATTGCAATTGATTTAGAAACAAGGGACCCAGATTTAAAATCAAAAGGATCTGGTGCAGTTGTTGGTAATGGGGAAGTTGTAGGCATAGCTGTAGCTACTTACAATGATAAATGGTATTTTCCTATAGCTCACCAAGAGGGACCTAACATGGATAGAGCTAGAACTCTTGAATGGTTTAAGGATATTCTTGATTGCCCTGCTACAAAAATATTTCATAATGCTATGTACGACGTATCTTGGATACGTAATTTAGGATTTAATATCAATGGTTTACTGGTAGATACAATGATTGCCTGCTCACTATTAGATGAAAATAGATTTTCATATACACTTAATACTTTGTCTTGGCATTTTTTAAACGAAGGTAAAAACGAAAGAGCACTTAACGAGGCTGCAAAGTCTAGAGGGTTAGATCCTAAAGCTGACATGTGGAGATTACCTGCGCATGAAGTAGGAGCGTATGCTGAAAAAGATGCAGAGTTAACTTTTAAACTTTGGCAACATGTAAAAAAATTAATTATTGAAAATGATCTTGAAGAAATTTTTAATCTTGAGACTGATCTTTTTCCTTGCCTAGTTGATATGCGCTTCCTAGGGGTGCGGGTAGACGTGACAAGAGCGAATCAATTAAAGAAAGAATTAACAACACAAGAAGAAAGATTAATCCACCAAGTAAAAATAGAGACAGGAGTAGAAACTCAAATATGGGCTGCACGTAGTATTCAAAAAGTTTTTGAACATTTAAAACTACCTTTTGAAACAACTGAAAAAACTGGTGCACCTTCATTTACTAAAAATTTCCTTTCAAACCATGAACATCCTGTAATTCAAAAGATAGCAGAAGCTAGAAAAATAAACAAGGTTAATACAACTTTTATAGATACCATTTTAAAACACGAGCACAAAGGTAGAATTCATGCAGAGATAAATCAAATTAGATCTGATGATGGGGGAACAATCACTGGACGTTTTTCATATTCTAATCCAAACTTACAACAAATACCTGCACGTGATCCTGTTTTAGGTCCGATGATTAGAAGTTTATTTATACCAGAAGAAGGTTGCAAGTGGGGTTGTTTTGACTACTCGCAACAGGAACCAAGACTTGTTGCACACTATGCATTACGTTATGGTTTACCATCTGTAAATACAATTGCAGATTCATACGATACAGATCCTTCAACAGACTTTCACAAAATAGTTGCAGAAATGGCAGAAATACCTAGATCACAAGCTAAAGTAATTAATCTTGGTTTATTCTATGGTATGGGTAAAGCAAAACTACAAGCAGAGTTAGGTGTATCAAAATTTAAAGCAGAGGAATTGTTTGATAGATATCATTCAAAGGTTCCTTTTGTAAAACAATTAATGAATGAAGTTATGAAAGCTGGTTCTAAAAAAGGTCAGATAAAAACTTTATTAGGTAGACGATGTAGGTTTCCTAAATATGAACCAATACTCAGAGGTTCTGACTGGGGTAAATACATACCGCCAGAAGATGAAGAGCGTATGCAAGATTTACAAAAGATGGGTCCATACATAACAGATGATGAAGGAGAAATGTTAAAAGACAAAGATGGTAATCCTAAAAAAAATTATTGGCACAACAATCCAACTCGTAGAGCTTTCACATACAAAGCATTAAATAAATTAATTCAAGGATCAGCTGCCGACATGACAAAAAAAGCTATGTTAGAATTATATAAAGAAGGTATTACGCCACACATACAAGTACATGATGAATTAGATATATCAGTCATTAATGATTTAGAGGCTGCTAAAATTAAAGATGTGATGGAAAACGCAGTTGACTTGAAGATACCAAATAAAGTAGACTATGAGTCTGGTCCTAATTGGGGATCTATAAAATGATTTATTATGGCTTATTTAAATGCAAACATACCACCTATCTACTGTAAGATAAGAAGAGAGTATTTATATGATCTTGAAGAACATAAAGGAGAGTCTGGTGATTGTGTTATCTTTGGTTTTACTTCCATTTCAGGTCGCGCATTACTATTTAACATT